TATGGAAAGAGATGTTGAAGAACTTAAAGCAGAAATCCTTTTGGAAATTATTAAGTTTGAAGGAGAAATTGAACAAGCTACTAAATTAAGAAATGAGGCTTACGATAAATTAAAAGATAAAAATTACGATTTAGTAAGACCCCTTAACGATTAATATGAGTGCACCTATAACACCAAAAAAATCCCTAAAAGAGATTATTGCAGAAGAATACAAAAAGTGTGCGGTAGACCCGATTCACTTTATGAAGAAGTATTGTATGATTCAACATCCGGTGAGAGGTAAGATACCTTTCCATCTATTTCCATTTCAGGAAAAGACTCTAACTCAATTTGCAGGTAATAGATTTAATATAGTATTGAAATCACGTCAAACTGGTATCTCAACCTTATCAGCTGGATACGCACTTTGGAAAATGATATTCAATTCCGATTTTAACGTATTGGTTATTGCAACAAAGCAAGATGTTGCAAAGAACTTAGTAACTAAGGTAAGAGTAATGCATGAATTGCTTCCTAGTTGGCTTAAAGGTGGTTCTATGGAAGATAACAAACTTTCCCTTCGCTTAACAAATGGTTCTCAAATTAAAGCTATTGCTAGTTCTCCTGATGCAGGACGTTCTGAAGCCTTATCACTTCTAATATTTGATGAGGCCGCCTTCATTGATGATATTGATGAGATTTGGGTGGCAGCTCAATCAACACTTTCAACGGGTGGTAGTTGTATTGCATTATCTACTCCTAATGGTGTGGGTAATTGGTTTCACAAAACTTGGTTAGGGGCTGAGGAAAGTAGAAATCCATTTAATACAATCAGATTACATTGGACAGTACATCCTGAGAGAGACCAAAAATGGAGAGACCAACAAGAGGAACTATTGGGTATTAAAAAAGCAGCTCAGGAGTGTGATTGTGACTTTGTAAGTTCTGGTGAGACGGTAATTGAACCCGAAACCCTAATGTTTTATAAAGAAACATACATTCAAGAACCAATTGAGAAAGGTGGGTTTGATGGAAACCTTTGGAAATGGGAACATCCTGATTATTCAAAATCATATATGGTAATTGCCGATGTGGCTAGAGGAGATGGTGCCGATTATTCAACGTGTCACGTAATTGATATTGTAAATTCAACTCAAGTAGCTGAATATAAAGGTAAAGTAGATACAAAAGATTTTGGAAATTTCTTAGTAGCACTTTCAACTGAATATAATGATGCGTTGCTTGTAATAGAGAATGCAAATATTGGTTGGGCAACAATTCAGCAAGTAATTGATAGAGATTATAAAAATTTATTCTATATGAGTAAGGATTTAAAATATATTGATACTGAAAATCAAATGACAAATAGATATAGAGCAGAGGAAAGAGGATTAGTAGCTGGATTTTCAACTACTTCTAAAACCCGTCCTTTGATTATATCTAAATTAACGGATTACTTTAGAGAGAAATCGGTTATAGTTCGTTCCTCTCGCTTAATAGATGAGTTATTTACATTTATCTATATGAATGGTAGGGCGGAAGCTATGAAGGGTTATAATGATGACTTGGTGATGGCATTTTCAATTGGATTGTGGGTTAGAGATACAGCACTTCGTTTAAGACAAGAAGGTATTGATTTAACTAAAAGTGCAGTTGGTGGTATTACATCAAATACATATAACGGCATTTATGGTGGTGGTAACACTATGGATGACAACCCTTGGAAAATGAGAGTTGGTGATAATTTTGAAGATTTATCCCAATGGTTATAGTGTTTTGATATTTTACGATATTTATGTTATATAATGTCAAAATAGAAATTCTATGATTAAATTAACAAATATCCTAAAAGAAGATGAGTATGTAGATAATGCATATTCTTTGGGAAATACTCCAACCGATAATCCAATTGATGATTATGATGAATTGGATGTTGAGCAAGAAGATATGGATGATTTTATAAATTATCTTAAAGTATATTCAACTCAATTAGAAGAAGCAAATTGTAATTGTGTTTATGAAGCTGAATATCAGGGTAGAGAAGTAAAATTAGGTAAACCATCTCAAGGTGATGTTAAAAAGTTTAAAGTTTATGTTAAGAACCCAAAAACAGGAAAGGTAATTAAGGTAAATTTTGGAGATAAAACAATGAGAATTAAAAAGTCTAATCCAGAAAGAAAAAAATCTTTCAGAGCAAGACACAATTGTGATAATCCTGGTCCTAGAACAAAAGCAAGATATTGGTCTTGTAGAAAATGGTAATAAATTATGGCAGAACAAGAAATAGATGATAGAAGTTTTTTTGGAAGGTTAAAGAAATTATTCTCAACCCAAGCTATCGTAACCGTTGATAAAGATGGTAAGCGTAAGGTTGTTGATACTGATGAACGCCAAATGAATACAAACTTCGTAAATCTTAGAGATAGATATACAAAGTTACAAAGGTCTTACTATGAGACTAATCAGGGTGCACAATCAATGGCATATCATCAAGTTCGTAGAGAACTTTTTAGAGATTATGATGCTATGGATAATGACCCTATTATAGCATCGGCATTAGATATTTACGCTGATGAATCTACTACAAAGAATGAATATGGTGATGTATTACAAATTAAATCATCAAATGAGAATGTAAGTGCAATACTTCATAACTTATTTTATGATGTAGTTAATATAGAATTCAATTTATGGCCTTGGGTAAGAAACTTGGTAAAATATGGTGATTTCTTTTTAGCATTAGAAATTGCAGAAGGTAAAGGTATTGTTAATGTAACTCCATATTCTGTATATAATACAGAAAGATTGGAAGGTACTGACCCAATGAACCAAAACTATGTTAAGTTTAAAGTTGAATTGGATAGATTTGGTAAGAAGGAATATGAGAACTATGAAATGGCTCACTTCCGTTTATTATCAGATACAAACTTCCTTCCATATGGTAAGGCTATGATTGAAAATGGTCGTAGAGTTTGGAAACAATTATCCCTTATGGAAGATGCGATGTTAATCCATCGTATTATGAGAGCACCTGAAAAGAGAGTGTTCAAAATTGATATTGGTAATATTAATCCACAAGAGGTTGATAACTATATGCAAAAGATTATCAACAAAATGAAGAAAACTCCATTTGTTGATAAAAATAGTGGTGATTACAACTTAAAATATAATATTCAGAATCTAACCGAAGATTTCTTTTTGCCTGTTAGAGGTGGGGATAGTGGTACGGCTATTGAAAACTTAGCTGGATTGGAATATGCAGCAGTTGAAGATATTGATTACTTAAAAGCTAAACTATTTGCAGCATTGAAAGTACCAAAGGCTTACTTATCATACGATGAGAATGTTAATGGTAAAGCTACATTGGCTGCAGAAGATGTTCGTTTTGCTAGAACAATTGAAAGAATTCAAAGAACAATCGTTAGTGAATTGTATAAGATTGCAATTGTTCACTTAGCTGGACAAGGTATTGATGATGCTGAAATGACAAACTTCCAACTTACTTTAACTAACTCATCTACAATATATGAGCAAGAGAAGGTAAACTTATGGAGTGAGAAAGTTAGATTAGCAACTGATATTAAAGGAATGAATATGTTATCTACTGATTGGGTATTCCACAATGTATTCAGTATGAGTGAAGATGAGATGGATATGGAAAGAGCTAAAATGGTATTAGACCTTAAAGACCGTTTCCGTTACAACTCAATTGAACAGCAAGGAGAAGACCCAGCAAATCCACCACAACAACAAAATGTAGAGGAAGAAATCCAAAAGATGAAACAGGAGATTGTGGATAATAAAGGTGGTAGACCAAGAGAGGGAAATACATATGGTAAAGATAAACATCCATATGGTAGAGACCCATTGGGTAACAAAGAAAATGAGAAAGAGAGAAAGAGAGAAACTCGTTCAATCGAATCAAGTAAAAAATTAGCACGAGAATATATCAATGGAATTTCGGCAAAAAAGAGGATTTTAAGTGAAAAATCACAAAAATCAGACCTTTTAGATGAAAATAATCTGTTGGATGACAGTAAATTTTAATAAACATTAAAAAGTTTATATTTATATGTGTTAGTTTATAGATATAGGTTAAATTATAGGGAAATAAATGAAAAAAATAAAACATTCTAAGGTTAAGAATACCGGAGTGTTGTTTGAGCTTTTAGTAAGACAAATAACATTAGAGGTACTTAATGGCGATAAAACTGAAAACGCAAAAAACATTGTAAAAGAATTCTTTGCGTCTGGTACTGAATTAAATAAAGAATTACGTCTTTATGATTTACTTTTGAAAGAAAAATATAATTCTGAAAGTAAAGCTGAAATGTTTGTAGATACTGTATCTCAAGCTCATTCTAAATTAAATGAAGGTAAACTTATAAAAGAAAAATACAATCTTATTAAACAAATTAATGAGAAATTTGAATTAGAGCAGTTTCTTTCATCCCCAATAACAAATTATAAGGTATTAGCATCTATATATAAAGTTTTTGAATCTAAAAAATCCGAAAACTACGATATTAAAGATGTGTTTAATTCAAAAGTAACCTTAATTGAAAACATTATAGCTAGACCATCTATAAAAACTAACAAAGTAGAAGATACTAAGCTAATCGAATCATATAAGCAACAAGATAAAGACCTAAGATTATTAACCTATAAAATACTTGTTGAAACTTTCAATAAAAAATATACTAACTTAGATAGTAACCAAAAGAATTTGTTAAAAGAATATATTAATAATATCTCAAATACATCTAAATTTAAAGATTATCTTTCAGTAGAATTACCAAAAATTGTAGCTGAATTGAAATCAATCAAAGCTAAAATCCAAGATAAAGTAACTACTATCAAATTATCTGAAACTATTTCTGTTTTAGAAAAAATGAAGATTGGTAAAAGTATATCTGATGGACAGGTTTCATCTATCATGCTTTCTTATGAGTTAATCAAAGAATTAAAATCTAAATTAAAATAATGGAAGCTAGATTAAAAGAAATAATCAGAACTATTGTTAAAGAAATCCAATCTGAAAAGGAATTGGAAGAAATGACTGGAACTGGTGCGGTTGCTGGGTATAATACGCCGGCAGCATTTTCTAAACCTGGTCAAACTGCAAAGAAAAACAAAAGATTAGCTAATGTAACTGGTGGAGACGTGGTTGATGATTTAGAAGAAGGTAAGGATTGGTTGAAAAACGATGTACCTGCTAATTCTAAAAAGCCATTAGAAATAAAACCAACTGCAACTGATTGTAGTGATTCTGGTGAAATTGCAGATAAAAGTGGTATGGTATTAGCAAAGGCTGATGATGAGGCTAGTTTAAATGAGAATCGTTGGGTAGCATTAAAAAAAGAAGATGGTTCTGCAAAAGCTAAAATAGGTAAAGGTATAACATCTATCAAACAACAATTGGGTGAAGTTGAAAAATTCGTTAATTGGTATTCAAAGTTAAAGACTGAGAATGGTGTTACAAAAGATGATTACTATAAAAGAACACACAAAAGTTTACATAAAATCAAAGAAAGGTTAATGAATCTTTCGGAAAAAATTAGAACTTTATAATATGCCAGCACAATCAAAAGCACAACAACGATTTATGGGTATGGTTCATGCAGTACAAAAAGGAGACATGGAAGCACCATCTAAAGAAGTTGAAAAAGCAGCTGATTCAATGACTAAAAAAGACGCTAAAGATTACGCATCTACATCACATAAAGGTCTACCAAACAAAAAAGAAAATATGAACATAACTAGACAAAGACTAAAAGAATTAGTTAAGGAAGTAATGACAGAAGAATCTGAATATCAAGCATTCTTTCAAAAAGCTTTAGATAAAGCAGGTAAAGATATTAATGCAATGTCAGATGATGAAAAGAAAGCATTCTTTAATAAAATTGATTCTGCTTGGAATGGTAAGGGTGAAAAGAGTGAAGGCAATGCGTTTGGAGCGGCGGTTTCTAACGCAAAACAAAATGGTGATGATGAATTTGAAGTTGGTGGTGATAAATATAAAGTAGAAGCAATATCTAGTGAATTACCATCTGCAACAATACCAGCTGCAATTAAAGTAAAATTATCTCAAGCAATTGATAAAATTAAAGATGCTAAATTAAACCCTATGCAAAAATTACAATTAGTTGCACAGGTTGTTGATAGTTTAGGTATTGATAAATCTCAATTAGGTACAATGGCTTCTAAAATAAGAAGTAAAATGGAATCTAAGAAATAAGAATATAATATGAAATCACTCTTAATAGAAACAAACCTATTTGAAGGTAAGGTAAAAGAAGATGAAGGTGGGAGAACCTTAGTAAAGGGAGTTCTACAAAGAGCATCTGCTGAAAACCAAAATGGTAGAGTATATCCTAGAGAAATCTTAATGAGAGAGGCTAAGAAATACGAAGTGTTGATTAAAGAACGTAGAGCATTGGGTGAATTAGACCATCCAGATTCTACTGTAATCAATTTAAAGAACGTATCTCATAACGTAAGAGAAATACATTGGGAAGGCGATGACCTTTGTGGAACAGTAGAAATTCTACCAACTCCATCTGGTAACATCTTAAAAGAATTGTTGAAAGCTGGTATCTTATTAGGTATCTCATCAAGAGGTATGGGTTCGGTAACTAATATCGGAGAAGGTAAAGTAAAGGTGCAAGATGATTTTGAATTGATTGGTTGGGACTTTGTTTCAAACCCATCTACACATGGAGCATTTATGGTGCCTGTAAACGAATCCGTAAATAGAAGTTTACAGCAAATAGGAACTGATGTTTGTGGTGATTACTGCAAAGCACAGGATTTAATGAGAGAAATAATAACTGAAATAGCATAATAATGGCAAAGAATTTCGACATATATGATTATGTACACAACAATAAGATAACCTTAAAAGTTGATGGCAATAAAGGAACTACTGTATCTAAAGCATACAATGATATCCGTAAAACTAACTTGAAAGAAGTAAAGATAGTAAATGGTAAGTTCAGCTTAGCTGAAAACTTAGAAGATAGAAAATTATCTACCGAAGTTAAAAAACACTTCTTAGAAATCATTTCTACTTACAACACTTTTCAAGACCAAATGAAAAGACAATCTGATATGACTGAAGTTGCAAATACATTAGGTGCGATTGTTGAGGCTGCAAAAGAAATGACCCTAAGAGAAAGTGGAGATTGGTTTGATAATGTAACTGTAAAAAGAAATATGCAGGAATTGGATAAGATGGGTAAATCATTCGATAAATTTGCTATGGAAGCAAAAGCAATGGATGAGAGATTACATTCTTTATATGAAGATATGGGTCACATCTTAAATCGTTACTATGAAATTGCAGACATCAGTACTGATACGATGCACGAAAGATTGGGCAATAAAAAGAAATAATTATGATTCGTTTAGGAGGATTGGTATCACAAAAAGCATTTGGTAAATTTGAAATGGGTAAAGTAATTTCTAATCCATTTGCAAACGCATTTGTTAATGAAGCAGAAGGTGAAGACCATGAAGTTTCTATGGGACAAAATCAATTAGATACTATCATTAAGATGGCAACTGAATTGAAAGCTAAAATGGGTGAGAATGAAAAAGAAATCCCAGCTTGGATTCAAGACCATATTTCTAAAGCAGAAAACTACATTTCTCAAGCAACTGGAAACTATCACGAATATGGTGATTCAAACGAAAATATTAACGAAGCACCTAAAAAATTAAAACATACTATTAATAAAAAAGAATGGTCTAAAATTCCTAAATATAATAAACATATTGGAATGGATGGTATTCATTATATTATGAAATATGATGATAAACTTGGAACATATTTGCAAGGTGTAGAAATAGTAGATGAATCAGTAAACGAAGATTCACCTTGTTGGAAAGGATATAAGCAAGTTGGTATGAAAGATAAAGGTGGTAGACAAGTTCCAAATTGTGTACCTAACGAATCGGTAGTAAAAGAAATTAGTGGTAGAACTCCAAAGATTTTTGTAAAAACAGCAGCAGTTGAAAAAAAGATTAAAGAATTGATGGCTGATAGAAAGAAAGCAGTAGTTCCTTATAATAGTGAAACTGACCCGGCTAAAAAAGAAAAGTTAAAACAAATCCTTGTCAAACTAACTAATCAAATTAAAGGATACGAAAACAATTTAGTTAAATTAAGAGATATGGAAGAAGAATATCTTCAACAAATGCATGCAGACGCTGAATTAGATACAACTGGTCTTTAATACGCAAATTTAATAAAATATTTTTTGATAAAAGCTTGGTTATTCCAAGCTTTTTTCGTATATTTACATATGATTAAGCCTTTCTCCATATTAGATACCCGAACCAAAGAATGGCAGGACCGTAAAAGGTACTGGGTACAAACCTATAATATTCAATCAGAATTAGGTAGAGAGGATACCGAAAGTAGAGCCCGTTTCTGGGAAGATAATACAATTTCAATATTTGATGCAACCCTTTGTGAACATATGTATAAATGGTTCACTCCAAAAGAAGGTAAGGTTTTAGACCCATTTGCCGGCGGAAGTGTTAGGGGTATTGTGGCAACTGAAATGGGATATGAGTATATGGGAATCGATTTATCCAAACAACAAATAGAAGAAAACCGAAAGCAATCATCTAAACCAAAATGGGTAAGTGGTGATAGTGATGAGATGTTAGATGTATTGGTAGATGAACAATTTGATTTTGTTTTCACTTGTCCACCTTATTATGATTTAGAAGTTTATAGTGATAATCCATTGGACATATCAACTATGGAGGATGCTAAGTTCGATGAGAAATATTTCAGTATATTAGGTAAGGCTGCAAAAAAGTTAAAGAATAATAGATTCTTTGCAGTAGTGGTATCGGAAGTAAGAGAGCAATCCCTAACTGGTAATTACAAAATCGGAAAGTATAGGGGATTAGTATCTAAAACTATCCAAGCGTGTGAAGAAGCTGGACTGCACTTCTATAACGATATGATTCTATTTAACTCACAGCATCAGGCTGCTAGAGTGGTTGATACATACTTTAAAAGAAATCGTAAGGTAGCATCGGTTCACCAAAACATATTAGTATTCGTAAAAGGAAATCCTGATATTGCTGCAGAAGATATTGAATTTGATGGAACTTATCAATGTATAGTGGATGGTGTACAGTACAAATCATTTAGAGAAGCAGCTATTTCAATAGACCCAAATACATTAGTAGCTACGGAAATTGAAAGAAGATGTCGTTCAACTAAATCCAAATACAAAGAGTGGCAAATCATTGGTGAGGAAACGAAGCCGGTAATTAAATACGAAGTTGATGGAGTTCCTTTTGAGAATCCAAAGCAAGTATCGGATAAATTAGGAATATCTGAATCTGATGCAAGAAATTATTTTGAATCAAATAATCCTGTATATCGTCATTGGAAAAAAGTAAATCGCAATGATATTAGTTATGATGATATGTTTGATGAACAAACTTATTCAAAGATACAATTACAACTTCCAATTATAGAATGCGAAGGTGTTCAATTTTATTCAATTATAGATGCAGCCAATCACTTTGGTTGTTCAGATGAGCGTATCCGTCAAAAGCTTAAATCAGATAAGCATTCTACATTTATTTATCTTTTCTAAAGAATTTTTTAGAAAAATTACGTTTTCCTAAACTTTTACATATTTATTGATACAATAACGTATTTTATATGCGTTTTTCAATTGGTAATGAATACTCACCTTTATGTGTAGTGACCGAAACGCCAATAAAAAAATTCTATTTAAGCTCACAATACAATAGCTTAAGAAATCCGATAAATAAGGAAAAAAATGGCAAGTTCAAAATTGTTGAAAGAAGCCATCGCAGATGCTAAAGCTGTTCGTGAAACTGCTATTGCTAACGCTAAAATCGCTCTTGAAGAAGCGTTTACTCCTCGTTTACAATCTATTCTTTCTAAGAAATTACAAGCCGAAATGGAAGGTGATGAAGAAGAAGCAGATATTAACGAAGATAACGATGTATCAAGCGAAATTGGTGGTGGTGATAACAAAATGCCCGCAACTAAAGCAAATGATGATGACACTGACTTAAGCGGAATCACAAACCAAAGCGCACAAGTAGGTGCTGAGGTTGAAGATTACGACAAAGTAAAAGACCTTACAGAAGGTGAAGATGAAGAAGCAGCAGAAATGGATGAGGAATACTCAACCGAAGATGATGAAGAAGCAGCTCCAGCTATGGAAGGTGAAGATGAAATGGGCGAAGATGAATTAGATTTAGAATCTATCATCAGAGAATTAGAAGCTCAAATCGCAGGTGAAGAAGGTGAGGAAGAAGTTCCTGCTGAAGCACCAGCTATGGAAGGTGAAGATATGCCGGTTGAAGAACCAGTAGCAGCTGAACCAACTGAAGAACCAGCTATGGAAGCAGATGATGCTGAAATGGCTGATGATGAAATCGACTTAGACGAAATTCTAAGAGAAATGGGATACGGAGAAGATGAGAACTCTGAAGAAGACAAAGCTGAAGATGCAGCTGAAATGAAAGCTGAAGTTGCAAAACTTGAGACTGAATTGGCAGAAGCAATTGCAGTTATTAAATCTTTGAAAGGTACAATCAACGAAGTAAACCTTTTAAACGCTAAATTATTATACGCTAACAAATTGTTCAGAGGTTATAACTTAACTAACGAACAAAAAGTTAAAGTTGTAGAAAATTTAGACAGAACTTCAACTGTAAGAGAAGTAAAATTAGTTTACGCAACACTTTCTGAATCAATGAAATTCACAGGAACTGAAAGAAAAGTAGCTCAAGTTAAAAAGAACATTACCGAAGGTATTGCTTCTAAGGCTCAAGCTTCAACAGCTCCTAAAAAAGAAATCATCGCAGAAAGCAATGAATTAGCAAATCGCTTTAAGCAATTAGCTGGTATCATAAAATAATAATCCATAAAAAAATAAATAAAAATGGCAAATTTTGATTTAAGCAAACTTATGGAAGGCAAGAACCCACAAGCGGTAATGTTAGCTGAGACTCGTCAGTTAAAAAGCAAATGGGAAAAAACTGGCCTTTTAGAAGGTATGAAAGAAAGAGACCAACACTCTATGGCTGTTCTATTAGAGAACCAAGCTAAGCAATTGTTGGATGAGGCAACTCAAACAGGTACATCATCAGGTTCAGAAGAATGGTCTGGTGTTGCTTTACCTTTAGTAAGAAGAATCTTCGGAGAAATCGCATCTAAGGAATTCGTAAGTGTACAACCTATGAACTTACCTTCAGGTCTTATCTTCTTCTTAGACTTCAAATATGGTTCTGCACAAGGAGCTGAAGGACAATTCGGTGGTAAATCACTTTTCGGTGGTACTAACGCAACTGGTTCAGCTGATAACTTTGGTAGAACTAACTCAGCAGTAAACGGTCTTTATGGTGAAGGACGTTATGGTTATTCAGTAAATGACGCTAAAGTATCAGTAGCATCTACTGGTAATGGTGTATCTACTGGTAACATCATTTCAGCATCTGCAACATGGGCTGATTTAGGATTTGATGCAAACTATTCTGCATCTGTATCTGCTGGACAAACAATTGGTAAGATTGTTAAATTAACAATCCCTAAGAGTGCTATCTCAGCAACTGCAGATTTAAACGCAGTTAGAAGCTTCCAAGCTAAGAACGTTGCAGCTGTTGCAGCATTTAACGTTACTAACTCAACAATCGGACAATTTAACTATGTGTCTGGTGATAACGTTGTATTATTCGTTTCTTCTTCTACATTAGCATTAGCTGGTGGAGCAACTGAAGTTATCTATTCTGAAGTTCCTGTAGCTTACGATAGAGGTGATTTCGAAGATTCAACTGCAAATTCTGCTGGTAACACAACAACTGCATTAGATATTCCTGAAATCGACTTAGAATTGAAATCAGAGGCTATCGTTGCTAAGACTCGTAAGTTGAAAGCAGTATGGACTCCTGAATTAGCACAAGATTTGAATGCATACCATTCAATCGATGCTGAAGCTGAATTAACTTCTATGTTATCTGATTATATCTCTTTAGAGATTGATTTAGAAATCTTAGATATGTTAAAATCAAACGCTTTGACTACTGAATACTGGTCTACAACTGTAGGTGAGGAATATGTACAAGGTACTTGGTCTAACATTGGTGGTTCTTCTAACGCTTACACTAAGAATGCATGGTTTCAAACTTTAGGTGTTAAATTGAACAAAGTATCTAACAAGATTCATCAATTAACATTAAGAGGTGGTGCTAACTTCATCGTTGCATCTCCTGATGTTTGTACTATTTTAGAATCAATCCCTGGATTCGTTGTAAATGCAGATAAAGACGCAATGCAGTTCGCTGCAGGTGTTACTGCAGTAGGTTCTATGAGCAATAGATACACAGTTTACAAAAACCCTTACATGACTTCTAACGAAATCTTGATGGGTTATAGAGGTAACAACTTCTTAGAGACTGGTGCTGTTTACGCTCCTTATGTTCCATTGATTATGACTCCATTAGTGTATGACCCTCAAAATTTCACTCCGCGTCGTGGGGTGATGACGAGATACGCTAAGAAAATGGTACGTCCTGAATACTATGGTAAGATTTATGTTAAAGATTTAGCATCTATCTAATCTAAAGTAATTCTTAGATAATAAAATTGGGGGAGAAGAAATTCTCTCCCTTTTTTTGTGCTTATAGGTTTCTCAAACATTCTTATATTTATAGGTAGAAAACAAATTAAAATAAAATGGGACAACAAAAAGGAAATCCAATACCATCGTATCAAAATCAGGCATACGAAACATTATATCCAAATACTGGTGCTAGAGAGAATAGAGATTATGGTACTAAGCCGGTAATGATTGATGATAATACAACACTAAACGAAGTAGTTGATATTACATTTGAAACTGATGCAGTAGCAGCAATGGTATCCGCATCTTTGAATACTACTATATATGCAGTATCCGCATCTATTGGAAATAACATAACAGCAGTAAGTGGTTCAACTAACACAACTATATTCGCAGTAAGTAGTTCAATTGATACAAGATTAAATGCAGTATCTCAATCATTATCATCATCAATTAATATACCTGGTACATACGCAAACGATACAGCAGCTGCAACGGCCGGTGTTAAAATTGGTGGATTATATCATACAACTGGAACTGTAAAGGTAAGATTAACATAATAACTTTCACAAAATATATACATAAAAGGAGATACTAACACTATCTCCTTTTTTATTTTTACCCCTTTCCAACATTTTAATATTTATAAGAGTATTAAACCGAATTACTTATGGCAGCAGGAAAATACTCTTTTATAATAGAGCAAGGGGCAACAACAAATTTTCAAATCAATTGGAACGATGAATCAGGTTCAGCGGTTGATTTGAGTGGTTATCAGGCTAGAATGCAAATCAGACCGGGTGTTGAATCATCTGATATCTTTCTTTCACTATCATCATCACTAAAGTCCGATAATACGGGAATCAATTTAAGTGGTTCTAATTTTATAACTCCATTGGCAAGTGGTTCAATTGGAGTGTATATTTCTGCAGCATCTTCATCCGCATTAAATTTCGGTGAAGCATTTTACGATTTAGAATTGGTAAAAGGAAATGAGGTTACCCGTTTATTAGAAGGTAAAGTTAAGTTATCTAAAAACGTAACTCGATAGGATGTCAATACAAATAGAAAAAAATATTACAACTGTTCAAGTTGAAATACCAAAAACCAATGTTGCAATTGAAACTGCAGTAACGGAAATAACTGTCCAAACTTCACAACCGGAAATAATAATAGCAACGGCAGGGGTTCAAGGACCGGTAGGACCAAGAGGTTTTGATACTGGTACTTCGGGAACTTCTGGAACAAGCGGAGTAACCGGCACATCGGGAACTTCTGGAATAGGAAGTAATGGTACATCGGGTACATCCGGTTCAAACGGTATAACTGGAGCAGGTGGTACGGCTGGTTCATCTGGAACATCAGGTTTAAATGGTACATTCTTTGGAAGTAGTGGAACATCTGGAGTAAGTGGAAGTGGTGGCACAAGTGGTACATCAGGAACTTCTGGAGTAAGTGGAAGTAGTGGGACTAGTGGTATAAGTGGTAGTGATGGTACAAGCGGCACATCTGGAACAAGTGGCACTTCGGGAACGTCTGGAGTAAGTGGAGAAAATGGTAGTAGCGGTACATCAGGAACTTCTGGTACAAGCGGCACTTCTGGTTCGTCTGGTACATCGGGAACTTCTGGAGTAAGTGGAGAAAATGGTAGTAGCGGTACATCTGGAACTTCTGGTGTTAGTGGTAGTGAAGGTACATCAGGAACTTCTGGTACAAGCGGCACTTCTGGAACTTCTGGATTAAGAGGAGATTCTTTATTCGCACTAACTGGTTCTAAATGGGCAACAACAAATACAATAGAGATTACGGGTTCATTAACAGTATCATCATCGGGTACTTTGACAAATATCGGACCTGCAAATTTTATAGGAAATCAAACAATAACTGGTTCATTAAGTGTAAGTGGTAGTTTAAGTATTGGTGGTGATGTAAGTGTCCAAAGTTCTGAAACCATAGGAAATTTTATAGAACAAGGTATATTTGTAAATA